AATTGACCCTAAACAGTGAGCCTAAACCTCAATCACGGCCAAGATTTGCAAGGCGTGGGAGTTTTACCACGACTTACGAAGACAAGGGCATGAAATCCTGGCGCAATCATTGCCAGCTGCTCATTGCTAATCAGTACATGGGCCAGCCTATCCTTGATGGAGCTCTGAGGGCAAAGCTTAGATTTTACATCAAGCCTCCTCAGTATATTTCCAAGATCAAGAAGAACCAACAGGCCCTCCTGGATGAAATCATTCCAGTAGGCAAAAAGCCTGACATTGACAACTATGAAAAAGCCCTTTATGACAGTATGTCAGGGATCGTCTTCCAGGACGACGGTCAGATAGCGCTACATGATGTAGGCAAGTTCTACAGTCTAAATCCACGGATAGAGGTAGAGGTGGAGCTTATGGAACCCCTGAGTATTTAAAGAAATGAGGAGCAGATGGCTAACTACGCATTATATCAGGGTGATGTGTTTGTTACGCTTGGGACATTAGCGCAGATCAGTAGCGAAACAGGAATTACTGAAAGGATGTTAAAGTACTACACTTACACATCACATCAACGACGAAACCCAAACGGTAGGGCCGTTATTAAAATAGAGGAGGAAGATAATGAGAATTAAGACATCAAATGACACGATCATTCACGTCAATAAGTCTCAACGCAGTATCACGATCGAGGGCGTCGAATTAAGCGGCGATTGTCGTGCTCTGGTTTCAGACAACAAGAACGGAACAGGCACAATTACCCTGATCTTTGACGGAAAAATTATTTAAAGGAGGTGGATTGATGGAACGACCTGAACAATACCCATATGGTCACTTCATTCCTGAACTTATTGAAGATGAAGATATTATCTTTAACAAAGATAGCGAATATCACAAGCAGAAGAAAAAAGAAAAGAAAAACCCCATTTTTAAAAGAAATAAGTCCAAAAATAGATGGGCGCTTTGAGGAGATCACAGATTGAAAGTTACAAAAGGTTTTATTCTAGCTATCGATAATTTAAAAATTGATATTATAACAAACTCAGATAATCTAAACAGCTATGAGTTAGGAAATATCAAGAGACACGCAAGAGATCTATATGAATGCCTAGTATGGTTGCAGTATGCTGCGGAGGAGAATGAAAATTGAAACGATTTATCGCAATCTGGATATTATTGTCTGCTGGATTGAATGTCTGGCAGAGTATCCAGATTAAGAAATTAGAAGAAAAGCGCCCTATTGTAGTCTACAAAGCAGATAATCAAGGCGCAGAAATCAAAGGTAGAGTCATCCACAAGGAGCAGATTGGCGAACTCTACACGATCACAATACAGAACTACGGCATTTTCGTAGTTACTAAAACAAGTTATGAGTCATTGAGGATTGGAGACGAGGTGAGATTATGAAACCTAAAAAATATCCATATTCAGGAGCTATAAAAGCAAAGAAAACAACTCAAGAAGATGAGTTGGGGCTTGTAGCATTTCCAAACATTGCAATCAGAAAAGATTTGCTCAAACATATCTGCACGGTTACTAGATATCATGACGGCTGTACAATCATTTATTTCAGAATCCCAAAATTTTTTGGAGCATACGAGGAGCAAAAAGCTAAAGTAAATCTTAGTTATGAGGAAACTCTCAAGATACTCAATAGCTGCTAAAAGAAAAAAGCCAAGACACTCTCTGTCTCAGCTATAATCTCAATAATATTATTATATCACAAAAAGGAGATAGAGAGTGAACAAGGCTAAAGAGCTCTTGAAAGAGCTGCAGGATCTGGACATGGACATTCAAAGCCGTATAGATGAAATCAATGAGCTTGAGGCAGGTTTGCTCTCAAGCCCCAAGTGGACAGACGTCAAAGTCAAAGGCGGACAGACTAGAAAAGTTGATGACGTTTATACTCAGCTTGTAGTGATGAAACAGGCTATAGAACAGGATACTAAAGAGGTTATCAACAGAAAGCTTGAATTAGGTAGGATGATCAATAGGCTTAAAAATCCAAAACATAGAACTATTTTGAGAAAGACCTACATCAATAAGATGTACGTTGATGACATCTGTGACAGCATGGGGGGCATGAGTTCCCCTACTTACTATCGTTTGAAGAAACAGGCAGTAAAGGAACTTGATAGTATTCTTTCAGAATTGATAGTAAATGATAGTAACTGTACAGGCATGAAGTCTAAAATCTGTTAAAATGGTAGTATCAAGAATTAAAGCAAAGGCACCTTAGGCAACGGCCTAGAAAAGCTTCTGAAAAACTGCTGGCTTGGGTTACCAGTGGCGATAGAGTAGGATGTTTTAATATCGCAAAAAAAGACTACACAAAACAAAAAAAGAAAGCAATTTCTAATTAACACGCAAGGTTGTAGTCGCCTTGCATTTTTTAGGGCTTAGCCTAGATAATCTGTGGTAACGCAGGAAAAGGATGTTTTAAATCTATCAAACACCCTGCCAGCAATGGTCAACCTAAGCAATGCAATCTTAACTATTTCAATTTTGGAATAGGTAGGCGAAGTTAAAGCAGAAAGATTCCAACGGCAAGGTGCTGAGGAAATGCAAACGTGGCAGTTTGGCTGTGAAGCGAGCCTATAAGAGGAAAGAGGTATTTGGTTCGAGGTGCAACAAGAGCTTAATACCATATTTTACAAAAATTGGGTGCCTCCCAAAAGTATGTAAGGTGAGTCGATTGTCCGCAAAACAATCGATAACAAGCAGGCGCTGTGCATTTGGTTCTTCAAAAGAGAATGAAACACATGGCGATGCGTGTCTGTGATAGATAAAAGATGATTTTTATGTTTTAAAAGCTATTCAAAAATAGAAAAAATTCAAAAAAAGCAAAAGTCATCGCCCGTCACAAATGAAAGTGTACTTCGGCAATTAGATTGCCTACTCAAGTCTCGCAAGGATGAGAGTAAAGTCAAAGAGTAAAGCAGCTTAGACTTTTAGCGGGGTCTTCGTTAATTGAAAAATGGCTTAGTAGTTTGCGATGTAAGGAGTGATTGGTCTAACCAATCGTGCATGAGTGATACAAGTAGGAATATTTGTGGACAAGATAATAAACTATAAGTTATCAAAAGTCACTCGCTTAAAGCAGTAGTCTCATGCTGATTAATGGATATACGGTAGACGGACTAAGTCCTGTTTAGGGAATTGAGACGTCACAGGTTCGAGTCCTGTCGTTCCAATTGTATCTCTGTGAGTAGCTATCACAATAGGGGTATAGGGCGGTAATTAGATTTAGGCTGATTAACCTTTAGGACAGAGATAAAGTAGCGCTATATAAGGCTCTGGTGGGAGAGGCACCCACTTACCGCATACAGTCACTCATTGAGTGGCTTTTTTATATTTTCAAAACAAATAAACAGCAGGAGGTTTAGGCTTGGGTAGAGCAAGAGACCCCAACCGAGACAAAGCATTTGAAATCTATTCAGAGAACAATGGCAACATTGAACTGATTGATATTGCTGAGCGTTTGGGTGTTTCAGCTGGCACTGTCCGAGGTTGGAAAAGTAAAGACAAATGGGAACCTAAAATAAAAGGAACGTTCCAAAAGAAAAATACGGAACGCTCCAAAAATCCGAGGGGCGCTCCTAAGGGTAGTAAAAACGCTCTGGGGCATGGAGCACCTAAGGGAAACACTAACGCCATCAAACATGGGCTGTTTGCTAAGTATCTCCCTCAAGAGGTATATGAGATAGCGCAAGAGCTTTCAGAAAAACAGCCTATTGACATTCTTTGGGAGAATATCACGCTGACCTATGCTAATCTTTTGCATGCTCAGCGTATTCTTTACGTTCAGGATGTTGATGATACTACAAGCGTACTTATAGCCACCACGGCAAAAGGTGGAGCAAGCTATGAAATTCATACATCATGGGATAAGCAAGGCAAGGCCTTAGCTGCAATAGCAAGAGCTCAGACTGAGCTTAGAGGAATGATTAAGACTTATGACGAGCTTACACGCTCTCCACTTGTTACAGAGGAGCAACGCCTTAGAATTGAAAATCTCAAGTCACAGTTAGGCTCAGGTAATGAAGATGACACAGTCATTACTGGATTTACATTTGATAGGAGTGAGTATAATGGCAATACTGAACCTAGCGAAACTGATTAACCCAGTATTTGATGAAGTCCTCTATACACTCAAGAGCCATATAGTGCTCAAGGGTGGCCGTGCCTCTACTAAGTCATCAGTAGTCTCTATTGACCTTGTAAATGACTTTATCAATGATCCTATGGGTAATGTGGTAGTGCTCCGAAAAGTAGGCAAGTACTTGAGAATGTCAGTGTATGAGCAGATAAGATGGGCCATCTATGAGATGGGGCTAGCTAATCAGTTTAAATTTGGGAAATCTCCCTTACAAATCACACATAAGAAGACAGGTACAGCCTTTTATTTCTACGGTGTAGACGATCCAATGAAACTCAAATCCCAGAAGATAGCCAAAGGCTATGTAATGGCCGTATGGTTTGAGGAATTGGCTGAGTTTGCAGGCCGTGAGGACATTGATATAGTTGAGGATACTTTCATCCGTCAAGAGTTGCCAAACGGCAAAGAGGTCAAAGTCTATTTCACATACAACCCTCCACGCAATCCTTACGACTGGATAAATGAGTGGGTTGCTGAGAAAGCTAGTGACCCAACTTACATGATACATCACAGCACCTACCTTGATGACAAGTTAGGTTTTTTGTCTAAGCAGATGATTGAGAAGATAGAACGCTACAAGGAGACAGATCCTGACTACTATCGTTGGATGTATCTAGGCGAGGTAATCGGTTTAGGTAATCATGTTTATAACATGAGCTATTTTAAGCCACTAGAAAGCCTACCTGATGATGACAAAGTGATAGGTATATCATTTGCCCTAGATACAGGACACCAACAGTCAGCGACGGCCTGTGGAGCTTATGGCCTCACTGCCAAGGGTAATGTTATCTTGCTTGATACGTTTTACTACAGCCCAGCTGGCAAGACCATCAAAAAGGCACCTAGTGAGCTCTCTGTTATGATCCATGACTTTATAGACAAGGTCATGAAGACCTACAGAGTACCAAAGCTCAAGATGACCATTGATAGCGCTGAGGGGGCTTTGCGTAACCAGTATTTCAAAGACTACGGCGAACGCTGGCACCCAGTGGCCAAGAAGAAAAATCAGACTATGATTGATATGGTTATCAGTCTACTAGCTGAGGGGCGTTTCTACTACCTTGACATCCCTGCTAATAGGGTTTTCATTGAGGAGCATAAGATGTACCGATATGACGATAAGTCACTCAATACTGATGATCCAAGAGTCATCAAGGAAGATGACCACACGGTGGACGAGTTCAAGTATTTTGTCCTAGACAACGCTAGAGAGCTAAGACTAAAAGCCTAAAGGAGCCAATAATGGGAATAGTACAGACTATCAAGAATTTTTTCACAAGGAGCAAGTATGTGATGACAACACAGAACTTAACGAATATCACTGATCACCCTAAAATAGCAGTGTCATCCACAGAGTATGACCGTATTAGGGAAAATCTCAAGTATTATGCAGGACATTACCCACAGATTGAGTATATTGACAGTAACGGCACGCCTCAAAAGCGAGCTTTCAACCATCTACCTATTGGACGTACAGCAGCCAAGAAGATTGCAAGCCTAGTATTTAATGAACAGGCTGAAATTAAGCTAGACGACAAGGACGCTAATAAATTCATTCAGAAACAGCTACAAGATGACAGATTTGTCAAGAATTTTGAGCGTTACCTGGAGAGTGGTTTGGCACTTGGTGGATTAGCTATGAGGCCATACGTTGATAGAGACAAGGTAAGAGTCTCTTTCATTCAAGCGCCTGTCTTTTTGCCTCTACAAAGTAACACACAGGACGTCTCTAGCGCTGCTATTATCACTAAGACAATCAAGTCAGAGGGTAACAAGCAGAAGTTTTACACACTGATTGAACTGCACGAATGGGGCAAGGATGACAAGTACACAGTCACTAACGAGCTCTACAAGTCTGATAATCAGAACGTGGTAGGCTCTAGGGTTCCTCTGTCAGACCTCTATGAGGATCTTGAGGAAGTGGTAGACCTGAACGGCTTGAGTCGCCCACTCTTTACTTATCTGAAAACTCCAGGGATGAATAATAAAGATATTAACTCAGCTCTTGGGTTGTCTATCTTTGACAATGCCAAGACTACAATGGACTTTCTTAATACCACCTATGATGAGTTTATGTGGGAGATTAAGATGGGTCAGCGCAGAGTGGCCGTGCCTAGTCAGATGATCAAAGTTGAGTACAATCAGGAGGGCGAGAATGTCACAGTCAAGCGTGAGTTTGAGGCAGGGCGTAATGTCTATGAACAGATTGACTCAGGTGACATGGACAAAGGTATAGGTATTACAGACCTTACAACACCTATCCGATCGGATGACTATATCAAGGCTATCAATAAGATCCTAGCGATTTTTGAAATGCAGATAGGAGTATCTTCTGGAACCTTTACATTTGACGGTAAGAGCTTGAAAACAGCTACTGAGGTTGTTTCAGAGAACTCAGATACTTATCAGATGAGAAACAGCATTGTCAGCTTAGTAGAGCAGTCTTTGAAAGAACTCATTATCTCAATGTTAGAGTTAGGCAAAGCCTACGGTCTTTATAAGGGAAACATCCCTGACATGGAGAAAATTAGCATTAACCTTGATGATGGAGTCTTTACAGACCGAAATGCTGAGCTGGACTACTGGGTTAAGGTTGTAAATGCTGGTTTTGCTACGGATGTCATGGCCATTGAAAAGGTGCTCAATGTTACGCCTGAAAAAGCTAAAAAAATCAAAGCTGAAATCAGTGGCAATGCTATTGATGAGGCTAGTGGAGAGCGCAGTCTTGAGGATGTAGAAGTTTACGGAGAGTGATTAGATGGCTGATGACAAGAAGAAACCAATCAAGCTAAATGATGAGCAGCTAATGCTTGACGCTAGTCAGGTTGCAGACATCTATCATCAGCTAACTCTTGACCTTTTTGACCAGGTAATAGATCGTCTCAAAGAGCGCGGCTCTGCTAGCCTTGATGATAACCCTTATATTTGGCAACTTGAGAAAATGAATGAGATGGGCCTACTCAATGAGGACAATGTCAAGCTCATTTCTGACCGTTCAGGTATTGCTGAGGAGCAACTTAGGCATGTTATCCAAAATGAGGGTTACAAAATCTATAAAGACACCAAACAACAGCTTTTAGAGGCAACTGGTGGAGGTGGTTTTGCTGGTAACTCACTCATTCAGACCAATCTGGCTGCTTATGTCAATCAGGCCATGGGAGATATAGACAACCTCATCAATACCACTCTACCAATGAGTGTCAGAAAGGTTTATCAGTCCATAATCCAGGAGAGCGTGGCTAAGGTTGTCACAGGACTCACTACATCAGATAAAGCAATCTCTGATACAGTCATGAAATGGGCTGAAAAGGGTTTTTATGGCTTTACAGATAGCCAAGGAAAACACTGGAAAGCTGACACTTACGCTAGGCAAGTCATCAAATCGACGGCTTGGCGTGTCTATCGTGAGGTCAGAATGGCTCCAGCTGAGGAGTTGGGGATAGATACCTTTTACTATCACAAAAAGGCCACAGCAAGAGAGATGTGTGCCCCTCTGCAACATCAGATAGTAACTACTGGGGTTGCTAGAGAAGTAAATGGAGAGCGTGTCCTAGCTTTAGCTGATTATGGCTACGGTCATCCTGCTGGCTGTCAGGGGATAAATTGCACTCATGAGATGACACCATACATCCCAGGAGTTAACTACAAGCCTGATTTGCCTGATTATTTGAAAGACCTAACACCTGAGCAGGCTATAGAAAATGCAAACGTACAGGCTAAGCAGAGAGCCCTAGAGAGGTCTATCAGGAAATCTAAGGAGCTTTTGCATGTGGCAGAGAAACTAGGTGACCAGGAGCTGATAGACAAGTATAAAAGCAAGGTTAGGATCAAACAGGGAGCCATGAGAGATTATCTCAAACAACACTCTTTCCTACATCGTGATTATGCTAGAGAGAAATACTACTATAATGACGACACTGTAAAAAAACTATACAAAACTATTGACAAACGCTCTAAAAAGGAGTATTCTGAAATACTACAAAATTTGGGAAATAAAGCACCCAAGTCTTATAGTGATTTCAAGTCGTTGAGTCGATCAGAAAAAGACTCCTTGAGGTATGATAATAGGATTGTCAATTATTTCAAGGGGGACATTCAAGAGAAACTGTCAGACAAGCAGAAACAACAGGCGGTAGAGGCTTACTTTAATTTCAAGAATGACGGTATAGTGTTTGGAGATCATGCAATAGCACGCTACATAGAACGTATGAGGCGCAAAGACGGCACGTTTACCTACAATTATGAAACAGTAAAGGCAGCTTTTTCTCTACCTCCTAATTATGTATCAGAGCAGGGCGGTAGACTTGCAAGGTACTATAACGGTATCCTCTACATCACTGAGCCTGATACAGATGTTGTAGTAACTATGATGAAACGTAAAAAACTGAAAGGATTTAAACCATTATGAAATACAGTCAACAAGTATTAGATATGCTAGAACAAGCGATCAGTGGTCAGATTGATAATTTTTGGGATTTCTCCTTTAAGTTTAACTCCCTTTTTGGAGAAGATGAGGATTTTGCTGAGGCTTGGGACAATGAAAACCCTGAAATGTTTGACGCTCTCAATGACTTTGAGCTGATGATGTTCTTAGAGGAACATGACCCAAGTGATAAGCAAGGATTTATCAATTTCCTAACACCTTACTATAAAAAGGCAAAACAGTTAGTAAAACTTAGCGCTTAGAACATTCTAGGCGCTTTTTTCATGCAATAAATTTCTATAAACCACTATAAACCTATGGAAGTCCATCAGGTTTTTTCTTTTGCCCTAGAGCATGGCGTAAAACTGTCTTAATTTGTCCATGTGACGTAAAAAAGGAGGAGTTAAGACATGAGTCTTAAACGTGAAATGTTAGTTGAGGCAGGTATCGAGGATAAGTCAGTGATTGACAATATCATGCAAGCGTACGGTGCAGGTATTGAAAACGCAAAATCACAGGCTAAGTCTGAACTGCAAGCCGAAAACGACACATTAAAACAACAGCTTGAGCAACAAACCCAAGCTATCAATGATCTACAGGCCAAAGAGGGAGCTAGTGCTGAAAGCAAACAACAGCTTGAAGACCTAAAGGCCCAATTTGAGCAGTACAAGTTGGATAGTGAGGCAAACCTTGCTCAGATCACTAAAACAAACGCTGTAGCCCTTGCTTTGAAAGACGTAGGAGCTTACAACTCAGAGGACTTGATGAAATTCATTGACCTAGGCAAAATCGAGCTAGGGGAAGATGGAAAACCTCAATTAGAGGACACAATCAACTCACTCAAAGAGTCAAGCCCTTACCTATTCCAAGCCGAGGACAAGCAGCCTAACCCTAATATCTCTGTGCACGGAAATCCACCAGCAGAAACTGGATACGATCATCTAAGCGCAGAGGACAAAGCCCTATTTGCAGGCTTTGATAGCGTATAAAACCAAAAATAAAGAAAAGAGGAATATTACACATGGTAGTAAATTACGCAGCTAAATTCGCTGAAAAAGTAGATGAGCGCTTTGCTAAAGAGGCCCTGTCTACTGGCATTGTTAATCAAGATTTTGATTTTCTTGGAGTTGACACAGTCAAGGTCTACTCTATCCCAACATCAGGAATGAATGACTACAAGACAAATGGGCAAAACCGTTACGGTGACGCTGAGGAACTTGGAAATACAGTTCAAACTATGACAATGAAGAAAGACCGCTCTTTCACATTCACGATTGACAAGAAATCTGAACAGGATACTAATGGTGTTATGGAAGCTGGAAAAGCCCTTGCACGTCAGTTGTCAGAAGTTGTTATCCCTGAAGTTGACACTTACCGTTTTGCAACAATCGTAGCTGGTGCAGCACCTGATCACATTGCAACAGCAGCTGTGACTAAAGAGAATGCTTATGAGGCTGTCCTTGATGGTCAGGTTAAGCTCACTGACGCTCTTGTCCCAACAGCTGGCCGTGTCTTGCATGTGTCGCCTAAGTTCTACAAACTCATCAAACTTGACCCAACATTTGTGAAAAATTCTGACCTTGGTCAAGAAATCACTATCAAAGGTCAAGTAGGTATGATTGACGGCTTGCCAGTAGTTTTGACACCTACATCACGCTTGCCACAAAAAGTAGAGTTTATTATTGCTCACCCTGTGGCTACTCCATCTCCTATTAAGTTGGAAGACTACAAGATCCACGACAACCCACCAGGAATTAACGGTAAACTCGTTGAGGGCCGTATCCGTTACGACGCTTTCGTTCTTGACAACAAGAAAAAAGCTATCTACGTTCACAAATCAGCATAAGGAGGCTAGCTAATGGCTAAGAAGAAAGAAGAAACCACAGAGGAAGTTGTGGAAAAATCTGTTACTTTGACAAAAGACGGGGTTTCTTTCACTCTGTCTGACCCGATCATGATTTCAGCTTTTGAAAATCAAGGATACGAAGTGGAGGAATAAAGTAAATGGCTAAATTTAAAGCGACATCAAACGTTGTCTTTATCGTTGACGGCAAAGAGCAAAGCTATGACAAAGATGTAGAGTATGACATGGATGTCAAGACAGCTGAGGCGCTCAACGCCAAAGGTGAAATTACACACCCTGAGCTCAGCCCGTTCTTTGAACGTACTGACAAGGAAGAAAAAGCAGCAAAGGCGGATAAATAACACCGCCTTTTTTAATTGGAGGTGGTTACTATCGCTTATTTAACACAAGATGAATTTAAGGATTTTGGTTTTGATGAAGTAGAGGACTTTGAAAAGCTACTACAGAGGGCAGAGATTGCTATCAACCTCTTTCTTAACAATTTCTACAGCTTTGTAGATTTTGAAAAAGAGATCGGGCACAGAAAGCAAGCTGTCAAGCTGGCTACGGCTTTCCAGGTGGCATATTTGGACGCTAGTGGGATCACTACGGCTGATGATAAGCAATCAGTTTCTACTGTGGTTCTAGGGCGTACTCATATCACCTACAAGAACTCATCTAGCCAGTCTTTAGAGAGTGCTAGGTATAACTTATCACTTGACGCTTTAAACGTGCTTAAAGGAGCAGGATTTGGCTTTAGGGGGGTAGGTTATGACAGACATTGATAAACGGTTATTGATTGATACTGTGACCATTCAGAAAACCACAGGAGAAAAAGACGGATGGGGTAAAGAAGTATTTGAGAGCCCAGTGACCCTTAGAACTGTTAGGTTTGACAGACAGTATCAAGTGCAAGGCACGAAGAACAACCGCAAAGAGTCCAAGCCCAGCACGTTATTTGTGTACCCTAAATATTGCCCTATCATCTTAGACAAGACCTTTGAAAATGCCATTATCAACGACGGAGAACATGAGTACAGAGTGATCTCTGTGGTTCCTGTCAGTTATCCACACAAGAAAAAAGTATTTTGCTATGAAGTGGAGTGTATCTGATGGGGACTAGCGTATCTGTAAAAGTTGACCTAAAAGGCATAGAGAGGAAAGTATCCCCACAGGCACTAGCCAAGGGCAAGTTAGCTATTGCAAACCAAATGCTGACTGACTTTACATCCTTTATCCCACGCAAAAGCGGAGACCTAAGCGGTAGCGGTCAAGCTACAAAGGATGGAGTGCGATATCCCGGCCCTTATGCAAGAGCTCAGTTTTACGGCTCAAGCTACAACAAAGTAAGGACTTTTTATTTTAAAAAGTACACCACACCAGGAACTGGTAAGCGCTGGGACTTAAAAGCCGAGGCTCTACATGCTAGTGAGTGGGCTAAAGTCGGATTGACCGCAATGGGAGTGAAAACATGAATAATAACGATTTTTCAGAGGTTTTAAGAGATTTCATCAATACACTAAAACTCTCTCTGACTTGTAGACTTGACTATTTGTCAGAGAAAGAGGATTTAGTCCTATATCCTTTGCCAGGGGGCAAGGTTTTAGAAGAGTACATGAACGGCAAACAAGACATCAGTCTTGTCTTTGAGGTGGCTATCAAGACACTTGATCATCAAAAGACAAGCTCTATCCTGTGGGCTATCAATCACGCTCTTGCTGATTTTAACCTAGAGCTACCTAGCAAAAATAACTCATATCAATTCAGAGGCCTTGAAGTATCTCAGCCATTTCTTAATGACCGAGATGAGCAAGGCTTTTATATTTACATGTTAGATGTAACGGCACAACTTGAAACAAATGGAGGATAAAAAATGCCAAAAATGAAAAACGCCAAGCGCAAGCACTATATTGCACCTTGGTCATCAGCAACACCTACAACAGAGCCAGGGACAGACGCTTGGAAATGGCTTGCAGATGGAGTGACAACCGCTGAGGTTGAAAACGATGAGGAAACAGATGACATCGCCTACTACAACGGAGATGGAACTAAAAAAACTGTGGTCACATCGGTCAAAAAAGGGTACAGCTTTGAGGGAGACTACATCAAAGAGGATGAGGCTCAGGCTATCATTGCAGCTATGGAATTTAAGACAGGCGATGACCGCAATGTCTGGTTCAAAGTAGTAGAGTCTGATGGTAAGACTCAATATGTCGGAGTAGCTACAGCCTCAGGTATCAAAATTGGAGGCGGTGAGGCCTCTGAGTATGAGGGCTTTGAGGTAACGATCAGCTGGAATACAGCACCTAAGCAGTCCGCTGTAGTCGGATAATGTGAAGTGAGGGGAGTGTCAATCGCTCCCCTTTTTATTTTTGTTTAAAAAAATTAGTAGGAGAAAATCAAAATGGTAGTAATCAAAAAACGTGACAATGTCATCCCTGTAGATTTTGGAGAGTTCAAGTTTGAATTTGTAGCCAATGACCAAAACATCCACAAAATGGAGTCAGTAGGTAAAAAACTCAAAAAAGAGGGCGAAAAACTAGCCAAGACAGAGGACAGCAAGGCCTTTGAAACGTTACAAGACTTAGTCAAAGACTCTTGGACAGAGCTATTTGACAAAGAGGCTTTTGACAAGGTCTACTCATTCTCCAATGGGTCTACAGTGGACACAATGGCCTACTTGCTTGAGGCAATCACTGGAGTCATCTCAGAATGGGAGAAACGTAACAACACAGACGCTCTCAAAAAATACTTAGGAGACTAACATGCTAGATTTATCAAGGAAATTGACTGATGAGTTAGTCCTTGATGAGGATGTGTACCCTATGAATATCTCTTTTAACAAGGTTTTGAAAGTTATCGAGCTCATCAATGATGATGATATTGAGGAACTATACAAGCCTTATCTTGCTCTACAGATTTTTACAGATGTAGATTTCACTCAGGCATTAACACCTGAGCAAGCCACAGCAATCTTTAAGATGATATTTGAGGAACATATCAGGGTCATACCAGCCAAAGATACGGCACCAGTGCTAGACCTAGCAGGCAATCCTATCAAGAGCAAAATCCGCTCTAAGAGTCAATCAGAGGGCACTAAACGGCTTTTTAGTCTGAAATATGACGCTGAGTATATTTACTCATCATTCTTACAAGCCTACGGCATTGACCTCATAGACGCTCAGAACAGCCTACACTGGAAGAAATTCAACGCTTTGCTTAATGGGCTACCAAGTGACACAAAATTCGCTGAGGTGCTTAAAATTCGCTCTTATAAGCCTCAAAAGGGGGACAGTAAGCAGTACAAAGAAAGCATGCGAGAGTTAAAAAAAGAGTATGCCCTACCTAATGATTTTGACTACTAAAAGAAAGGAGGTACATAATGGCAGATGGTTCAGTAACTATCAAGGTTGATATGGATGGCTCTAATGCTCAGGCTGGAGTCAGCAAGCTCAAGTCACTTTTTGGAGGCCTTGAGAGTACAGGCCAAAAAGTAGGCTCAGTATTCAAGTCAGTATTGGGAGCTAATCTAATTGGCTCAGCCCTGACCTCAGGAATTGGGACTATTACTAGCGGTATCCGTGAAATGGCCTCTGAGCTCAATAGCTCACAAAAAGCCTGGAAAACATTTGAGGGAAACCTCCAAGCCTTTGGACGATCAGCTGAGGAAATCAAGGCAGCAAAGGACGAAATGCAAGACTTTGCGACAAAGACCATCTACTCAGCCTCAGACATGGCTAGCACTTACTCACAGCTTGACGCTGTAGGGACTAAGAATGTTGGGAGCTTAGTTAAGGCTTTTGGTGGACTTGCAGCCTCAGCGGAAAATCCAGCCCAAGCCATGAAATCATTGTCAACTCAAGCAACACAAATGGCAAGTAAGCCAAAAGTAGCTTGGATGGACTTTAAGATTATGATGGAGCAGGCTCCAGCTGGTATGGCTGCAGTAGCAAAAGAGATGGGAATGTCTACGGCTGACCTTGTAAAAGCTGTGCAAGATGGGAAAGTTAAGACTGAGGATTTCTTTGACGCCATGAACAAAGCAGGGAACTCAGACGCTTTCCAAAAAATGGCCACAGAGTTCAAAACAGTAGACCAAGCCATAGATGGTGCCAAGGAAAGCCTCTCTAATAAACTCATGCCAGCCTTTGAAAAACTTAACAAGTTTGGTATCAAGGCAGTAAATGCGATTTCAGACGCTTTGGACAAAATCAATTTTGACAGCGTAGCTGATAAGCTAGGAGCATTCTTAGAGAGCATTGACATTGAGAGTGTTATTTCAAATGTCAGCACATCAATCTCTAATTTTGCTGGTAAAATTAAAACATTTTGGGAATCATTCTCAAACACTGGGGCAGTTAGTGCTTTTGTTGAGGCTATTAAGAGTATTTCAGGAGCGATTGGTCATGTCTGGGATAGTTTAACTACATCAGAGGTCTTGTCAACTCTAGGGAGTGTATTAGGCAATATTGTCAAATGGCTTTCTCAAGCTGCTACAGTAGCTGGTAACTTTATCAGCTCATTGCCTACTGGAGTCATTCAAGCAATCACTGTAGGTTTAGTTGGTTTAGTTGCAGGTTTTAAAACCTTTAATTTCTTAAAATCTTTCAATCCATTTAGCTTATTTAAGAAAAATGCGATGACTGGAGTCAGTGGGGTTACCTCAGCTGTCAGATCAACTAGTGCAAGCGTGGTCTCAATTATCCGCAGTCTTGGACAAAGTGTAGCCATTGTAGCTAAAGGAATTGGCGAGGGCGTAGGAGCTGCTTTTCGTGGAATTGCTAAAGGTTTGTCAATGGTAAATCCTTTAACTATCGCAGCATTAGCTGTCCCTATTTTAGCTCTAGGAGCAGCATTTGCTTTGATGGGAACTCAAGGGCAAGGTATTGCAACAATTTTACAAGCTGTAGGCGATGTTATTGTCAGTGTAGGTACCGCTATTGGAACTATCCTAAATATGGCTATACAAGGCTTAGCTCAGGCGCTAGTAATTGTGGCACCTGTGCTCCCTACTATAGCCTCAGCGTTTGCAATGATGTCCCCAGTGATTTTAGCTGTGGGAACAGCAATCAGCTCCATCATCAACTCATTTAGTGGTTTAGCTCCAGTGATTACAGCTCTAGGGACGGCTATTAGCGAGATTATAACAGCTATTAGCTCAGGGGTTGCTGAGATAGCAACGGCTGTGACACCTATTATTGAAATACTTTCAAATGCTTTTGTACAAGTTGTTACAGTTGTATCTGGAGCGATTGTGCAAATCATTGAGGCTTTAGCTCCATTCATGCCAGCTATTTCTGAAATGGTTCAGGCGGTAGCTCCAGTGCTCCAGTCCTTGGTAGAGGCATTTAATAACCTAATCAGTCAAGTCAGCCCTATCATTGACAGCTTGTCTAATCTCTTGAAAACTTTCGGAGAACAAGTCAGCTCTATCTTAGAGAGTGCTGGTAGTGTAGTTGAGTCTTTTGGCTCAGCTATTCGTAATGTTCTTGACGGCGTAGCTGGTATCTTTGACAGTATCGGTAACGCTGCTAAAAATGCAGGGCAAGGCGTGAAGTTGATGGCTGAGGGTATTCAGATACTTGTAGGCCTCAACTTAGCTGACCTTGCAGGAACTTTGACGGTTGTTTCAGCTGGTTTAGCTGCTATTGCTAACTCAGGTATCGCTACAGCTGGAGCTGGATTGCAACAAGCAGGAACAGGTCTAATGCTGATTGCTACATCCGCTCAACTTGCAAGCGTAGCTATGCAATCACTACCTACTGCTTTATCATCGCTAAGCACTAGCCTCAGTACACTACCTGAAACAATGACAATGGCAAGTACAGCCATGAGCGCCTTTGCTACATCAGTCATGAGCTCGTTTGCGAGCCTTGGAGGCTCTGTGGCAAGCGTTACGGCTCTACAAGTAGGAATGCTGTCTCTAGCTAATGCAATGATGATGGCTCAAAGTGGAACCTCTATGATGGCCTCTGCTTTGTCGATGATTAACTCATCAGCTACATCAGCCTCATCAGCTATGTCTCAACTTGCTACATCAATCAGCTCAGCAATGACACAGGCTCTGTCATCCGTGCAAGCAAGCATGATGATGATGGTCACAGTGGTCTTGCAGTCATCAATTCAAATGACTCAAGCTGGTCAACGTGCTGGACAAGGGGTGTCTAATGGTGTGACTAATGGTATCCGCTCAGGAATTGCCTCAGCTACATCAGCAATGTCCTCCATGGTCAGCTCTATCCAATCTACAGGGATGAGAGGCGTGTCTACTATGCGCTATGTAGGCTCTATGATTGGTCAAGGTTTAGCAAGTGGTATGTATTCAGCACTAGGAGCCGTGACGGCTGCAGCTAATGCACTAGTCGCTCAAGCTGAGAGAGCTGCTCAAGCTAAGGCTAAAATCAACAGTCCATCACACTTATTTAGAGACAATGTCGGACGCTATATCGCTCAAGGTATTGCTGTAGGTATTGAACAGAATAGCTCTGATGTGGTTGATAGTCTAGCTTATGTGCAGAAAGAGATGTCAGCGTTTAAATTTAGCGCTGAGGATCTACTAGGACTAGGCAATGGCACACTATCAAGTCAATTCAAACTAAAATCACTCACAGAGAGAGCTGAGACAAGTCAGATTGAGGTCATCCGTGACCAAGCTGACAAAGCTCTTGCTAAGGCTCTTGAAGTGGCTGAGGAGGCTGTCAAGCGCCCTGTAAACATGGTGCTAGATGATGGCGCTCTAGTTGCTAAAATCGGACAACCGATGACAGATTATCAAAATGATAAGTTAATGATTGATAACATGATGAGAGGTATTATCTAATGAATAATGACACAATCACAATCAATGGATTTGACCTCTCTGAGGTCATTGACATCATTGAAATTATCAGACCAGTAGGAAATGAGCGCAACATCACTACTAATGACGCTCCACTTTTGGGAGTAAATGTTCAAGAGGTAAGAACAGGAGCTAAAGTCATCAAAGTCAAGTTTGCTATGCAATATGGGAACGGCATGACACTTGAAACGGCTAAGCACAAACTAGCTGGTATTTTTAATACCTCTGAGGCTGTCAAAATTGTCATTTCAGACGAGCCTGACAAGTATTACATGGGTCTAGTATCTGGCTCTGTGGACATGGAGAATGTGACAAGATGGTTTCAGAAAGGCGAGTTTGAGCTCTTAGTCCCTGATGGTGTCGCTCATAGCTCTACTTATAGACGCTTTGACAATGGTCAGGAACAGAGGGACAAAATTGTCTTTGACCTCACAAATGATGGAAATGTCAAGGCTTTTCCTGTAGTCAAGATCAAGCACAATGCAGAAAATGGCTACATCGGTCTTGTCAATGTCAGTGGGGCTCTTGAAATCGGAGACAGAAAAGAAGTTGACAGCGAAACAGTCAAGCGCTCTGAGGTCTTACTTGACTTTAGAGGCGATAAAATCGCTGATGGTCTTGCTAAAGCTGTCAAAAACAGCTCAGTTACAAATGGCCCAGAAAATTTAACTGGCACAACTGAACTAGTCACAGTAGATGGTAAGAAACGTGTCAAGCTAAGGGAACAGTTTAGCGGAACATATAATGCCAGCTACTCATCAGGTTTATCGTGGGAGATACCAGTTGACTCAACAGGTCAAAAGGGCTCACTCAATGACTACATTTTTTGCAAGCTAGTCTATCAATTAGACTCAGTCGCTCAATGTGGCTTTATTAAAATGACCGTTACTGATAATAATAATCAATTTCTGTACGGTATTGAGACTTATAAACGCTATAACGGCCTCTACTGTGGTTTCAATGTTTTCGCAACAAACAACAACAATGACTATAATTTCTTGAAGACTTTGGACTTTGACTCATCTAGTGACCAAAACAGAAATCCGTTTGCAAAATCAAGAGGACAGTTTGAAATCAAGAGGAATGATGAGAAATTGCAGGTCTATTTCAACGGCTCACATTACAGTTTCTCTGTACCTGAAATCAGAGGCAAGAAATCAGCTAAAATCCATGTCACGATAGGGGCTTTTCACGGAAAGTCAATCATCCCTCACTTGTATCTTGATGAGTTGATGTATCGTAAGGATTTTGTATCAGTGGTCAATGATTTGCCTAATCGTTATCCGATAGGTTCTAATGTCACTCTTGATAGCGAAAACGACTCAGTCACAGTGGATGGCATTGAGAAATCATCTGATGTTGTCCAGGGTTCAAAATTCTTGAGTATCCCACCTGGTAGAAGTCAATTAGAGGTCTATTGCTCAAGCTGGGTCAAGACTAAGCCTACAGTCACAGTAGAATTTAAAGAAAGGTATCTATAGCAATGTTATTGACAATACATGACTCAAGTTTGAGAAAAGTAGCCTTTGTGGATAATGAGAAACAGGGGACGCTAAACTATTTCAATGATAGCTGGCATAGATACCTTGAAACAGCCTCAAGTACCTTTGACTTTACAGTTTTTAAAAAGGCTATTATCTCAGACACAGGGCAGAAAAGAGCTTACAACACTCTCAATGAAAAGGCTTTTGTCTCATTTCAATATAAGGGTAGGACTTACCTACACACTATCCGAAAAGTTGAGGAAAATGAGAAAGTTATCAAGTGTCATGGTATCAACTTAAACCTTGAGCTTATAAATGAGTACGCCAACCCTTACAAGTCTCCTAAAGCTATGACTTTCAAAGAATTTTGTGAGGCTATGGACTTGCTCAACTATACTTTCTTAAAAATTGGCGTCAATGAGATTTCTGATAAGAAGATTTCAGCTGAGTGGGAGGGGACAGATACCAAGCTCAATCGATTGTTAAGTCTCGCTAAGAAATTTGACGCTGAAATAGAGTTTGACACACGGCTCAACGATGACAGCTCTATCAAGTCATTTACAGTCAATGTCTATCATGAGCATGATGACAACCATCAAGGGGTGGGACGAGTCAGCTCAACAGTCCTAGAGTACGGTAAAAACCTCAAGACAATCTCTAGGACGATTGATAAGACAGGGATTTACAACTCAGTCAGACCTACAGGTAAGGATGACAAAGGCAATGAGATTGACATCAGTAGTCTTGGTGCTTGGTCGGTAAAAAATTCCAAGGGCGAGCTTGAATTTTATCAAATGGGAGCCTATCTAGTGGCTCCTCTTTCTATGCAGATGTATCCGTCTACGTTCACTCACTCAACAGGTACACTAGACCAGTATACACGGAAAGATATGACTGTAGAGAGCAAAAATCCTGAGACCATCCGCTCTATCGCTTACCGTGAACTGAAAAAGAATTGCTACCCTGCAGTCACTTATGAGGCTGAGGGCTTTGCGGATCTTGAAATAGGAGACACAGTAAAAATCTATGATGACGGATTTAGCCCTACTCTCTTACTTGAAATGAGGGTATCTGAGCAAACTATCAGCTTTACCAATCCTAAGAATAATAAAACCACTTTTTCAAACGCAAAAGCGCTTGAGAATAGGCTATCTCAAGGTATTCAGCAACAACTAGACAGAATGATAGAAGAGGCTAAGCCCTACACAATCAAGCTAGCCACTGACAATGGTATAGCCTTTAAAAACAGCCAAGGTCAGACCATTGTGACTCCTACCCTTATGAGAGGGAACAAGGTCATCAACAGCGGATGGCGTTGGACTGTGGGCGGTGTTATAAAGTCTACAAGCTCTAGTTACATTGTCCGAGCCTCTGACATCAATCAAAAGATGGTTTTGACGGTGTCAGCATGGGTGGATAACAAAGAGGTAGCCTCCGAGCAGTTGACTCTTATCAATACATCTGACGGAACGGCAGGAAAAACTCAGTACTTGCATAGAGCTTGGGCCAATTCAGAGGATGGGCGTGATGGGTTCAGTACGTCATCAAGCGCCAACAAGCGCTATTTTGGGACGTACACAGATTTCACAGAGGCAGACAGTCAGGATCCTACAAACTACAACTGGACAGCTCTCTTTGATAATGTGAGGGTTGGCGCTCGTAACTTTGCACTAGGAACTGCTAGAGCAACTATAGGAAATCAAGGGAAAATCTATACACTAGCACAATCAGCTCAGAATTGGCCAACGGTTCAACCACTTTATTTAACGTTTGATTATGTGGCCTCTGAAACCATCAAAGGTTTTAGGCTTAATCGTGTAATTAAGTATAGAAACGGTTCGCCAGAACAGTGGGATTTTACTACTGATGATAAAGCCTTAGGAATACAACACATAGATACTACATCTGTTAAATCTGGCACGTATTCTCAACCTTGGCTGTGGAAACCATACTCAAACGGTAGGACAAGTGATCTAATTAAAGAGATTGCCTTGTATCTAAATTTTGAGAAAGATTCAGATGGAACGGTCATCATCTCAAATCTAAGAGTCAATACTGGGACAGTCCCTATTGATTGGATACCAGCTCCTGAGGATATTGAGGATAGCCTTAATTCTAAAGCCGATCAAGTGCTAACTCAGGATCAATTAAACGCTCTAAACGAGAAAGCTGGAATTATCCAGGCTGAGCTTGAGGCTAAAGCTAGCGCTGACACACTTGATAATTGGATAAAAGCCTATAAAGATTTTGTCCAGGCGAACGATGAGGCAAGGGCGCAGTCAGAGGCTGATTTAATTTCAGCTAGTCAGCGTGTCTCTAATATTGCCAAAGACCTTGGAGAGCTCTCTGATCGTTGGAATTTCATTGATACCTACATGAGCTCATCAAATGAGGGGCTTGTGATTGGTAAAAATGACGGTTCATCTAGTATGCTTTTTAGTCCTAATGGACGGATTTCAATGTTTTCAGCAGGGGTTGAGGTTATGTACATCAGTCAAGGGGTTATCTATATTGAAAATGGTATCTTTTCTAAAACCGTCCAAATCGGACGATTTAGAGAAGAACAGTACCATCTCAATGCAGATATGAACGTCATAAGATACGTAGGAGGTGCTTAATGGCTGAATTTTGGTCAAATAACGACAGGAGCTATTATCTCAGACTGTGGGTAGATCAAGTATCACAAAATATATCTGATAATAGCAGTCAAGTCAGAGTAAGACTTGCTCTGACAAACGGTGCTCATACATTCTCAGATTATGACTGCTCTGCCTCAGTAACAGTAGATGGTCAGACCTTGAGTTGGTCAGGCCGTCCATCAATGCTGAGCCAAAATAGCTCAATTATGCTGATTGATAGAACAGTAACAATCAGGCATGAGAATGATGGCAGAAAATCGTTTAGTTTATCCGCTACATTCAGCGGAGGCGGTGGATGGTCGCCTGGAACATTAACAATCAGCAGTAACTCATTTACACTCTCAACGATACCACGCTCAAGCTCTGTAAAAGTCGGAGCTGGTGTGATTGGTAGTGCAATCACTATCAACATCAACCGTCAAAATCCGAGTTTTAAACATACAGTACGCTATAAGTGGGCTGGCAAGTCAGGGACGATTGCAAGCAATGTGGATACATCCGCTATATGGTCAATCCCTCTTGACTTTGCTAATGACATCCCGAACTCAGCAAGCGGTACAGGGACAATCTTTGTCGATACTTACTCAGGCTCGGCCAAGACAGGTACGCAGTCAACAACATTTACGGCAAGTGTACCAGCTGACATGAAGCCTACCTTTTCAGGCGTTACGCTATCAGATGTAAATGGAGCTGCTCAAAACCTCATCCCAAACGGTAACATGTTCATTCAGGTTATTTCTAACATCAAAGTAGCATTTAATGGTGCTAACGGTTCTTATGGTTCATCCATCACTGGCTATCGTGCTGAAATCGTAGGCAGAAATCAAGCGACAAGCTCAAACGGTGGCAGTTTAGGTATTATGAACTATCATGGAGCTATCAAAATCAGAGCAAGAGTCTCTGATAGCCGTGGGCGCTGGTCAGACACTAGAGAGGTATCTGTAACCGTGCTTGAGTATTTCGCCCCTGCATTGAGCTTTAGCATCACTAGAACAGGCTCAACCTCAAGCACATTGACGGTAACAAGAAATGCCAAAGTAGCCACTCTGACGGTTGCAGGAAGTCAGAAAAATACAATGTCACTGACTTTCAAGGTAGCAAGACTTGGAACTAACTCTTACACAGTTGATAATGGACCAGCTACTGGATCCTGGACAAGTATCTCAAGTCTAGTCAATTCACAGGCTAATCTTGCTGGCAATTATCTAGCTAATCAGTCGTGGGTTGTAATCGGAACGCTTGAGGATAAATTCACTCGTACTGATTTCATGGTCAACGTGGCCACGGAAAGCGTGGTTTTGTCTTATGACAGGTCAGGAGTTGGGGTCAACAAAATCCGTGAGCAGGGCGCTTTGGATGTCAAGGGTAACATCTTTGCCAATGACCAGCCTATTCAACAGTATCAATTAACTAGGAATAGCGGTGGGCCACTTTGGTTCGATGGAAAGCCTAATGTAACTAATGCTAATTTGGTTGATCAGCCTGGTCAGTATTATATTGACAGAACAGCTAAAGGAAATCCAAATGGACAATGGGGTTATCTTTTTCATCATAGTAATTATGGGAAGAATGACGGTGACTATAAAGAGGCCATCCAGCTATTCTATGGGAACAATGGACAGAGTTATTTCAGACATCACAGATGGTCTAAGAATATTGACGATTGGGAGGACTGGAAAGAGTTCGCTACAAAATATGACATCCAAAAATACACTCAAGGAACACCATGGCAGAATCTTCCTCTGCAAAATGGGTGGCAACGTCATCAGCAGCACAATGATGTACAATATTCAAAGTCTTTTGATGGAGTAGTATTTTTGCGTGGAGTTGGGACGAAAGGAAAGACAGCTTACGGAACGGTTATAGCTCAATTACCAACGGGATTTAGACCGTTACATTCAACTTACGTTTTTGCGCTCAACGATGATTTTACAATCGCGGTTTTATGCATTTTAACATCGGGAGAAATAGTTGTCAAAAATAACGTAGATAATACATGGCTTAACTTTGATAATATTTCATTTAAAATTTAGAAAAAGGAGAATATATGAAACTAGAATACGGTTCAAAATCACTAGAATATGATGGAAGTGGTGCAGTATCAGCCACTAAGGTCACTTTAGTCAATGCAAACGGGGCAAATGTCCCAATCTTATTGCCTGCTGATAAAATCAGCTTATCAAACACAGAGCTTTTTGAGTTAGCTCTTGAGTCGCTCTATGAGGAGAATTTCCCAAACCGAGCAGAAAACGAAAAATTCAGCAAAGTAGCTCAAGAACTCCAAAAGAACAAAGAGGCAGCAGCTCAAGCTGAGCAAGCAGCAACCGAAAACAAGGAAAATCTTGACACGGTATCAGCTATCACTGAGGTCTTGATTGCCTTGGCAGTCTCTCAAAATGGCGGTATGCCTACCCACGCTTATGGAAAGGTGGCTGCATTCATCAAGCCACTTGCTAAAGGCACACGCTACTCAAACGGAGACATCATCTCAGGTGCTTATCCATTTGATACCAATCCAAAATGGCCAAAGGGCACACAAACTATTTTCAAGTTTCAAATGCAACAGTCTGAGGGCTACACATACAAAGAGCAGTCACTTGCTGAGATGTTGCAGCAAGGTGTCTTGACCGTGGTTATGCCTCGTATTGATTAGATAGGGGGAGGTTATGACATGGGTTGATATCTTTGAAAAAATGATACACGCCATCGCTCAACTTGCTCCCACTATTGGTGTCATTGCTACTGGGTGGTTCGGTATGCGTGCTAGTAAATCAGGAAATTTGAATAAACAACAGTTTCATGAGCTCAAAGATGAGCTAGGCACCATCCAATCATCAGTAAACGACATCCGAGTAGTTGGAGAGGATAACAACAGGAAGATAAGCGAGGTTAACGATAAGCTAGTAGTACATGATGAGGCTCATCTAGTTACAATGTATCTGAGATTAGAGAGAGACATGACTACGGCTATCAATCGTGGATATACAACAGTCCATGAGTCCGACATCGTGCACAAAATGCACGGTAGTTACAAGAAACTAGGAGGCAATGGATACAT